CGGCCTCGGCGTTGAGCTTCTTCACCGTGGCGGCCTGAGTCTCGACTGTAAGCAGCGCTTGCTTGACCGCCAACTGCTCGGCGAAGGCCTGTTTCTGGGCCTGCTGCTGCTTCTGTGCCTGTATCTGGGCCTCTTCCTCGGGCGTGAGTTGCTTGTCGCGCGGCGGCTTGCCGTTGATCTCGCGGATGGTCTGGATGATCGCTTCCGCGCCAGGCAGGTCGGCGAACTCGAGCACATCGTCAAGCAGCTTGATGGCGATCTCCGGTGGAAGTTTCGTCACCATGTCCATCATGCGGTCGTAGGCTGCCTGTCTTGCCGACTCGCGGAAGTCCTGGGAGCTGACGACGAAATCGGCCTGGTCTTTGGTGATGTCGTTCAGCAACGTTGGCTGGCCGGTGTTCTTGTCGATGCCCGGTTCGTTGATGGTCAGGAAGTCGTAGCCCTTGCGCTCGCCGATGACGCGAATGTCTTTCTTCTCGGTGTAGAACTGCTCGGCCAGCGAGAGCACTTTCTGCCCGTGGAGCTGGACCGCGAGCCGCAGGGCGTCGAAGTAGTCGGTAGTGACCGTCGAGCCTTGGTCCTGCCTGGCCTCGATCGCCTTGCCCGAGATCGCATTGGTCTTGCGTCCCATCAACTCGTCGACGACGCCCGACGTGTCCTGAATCATGCGTTCGTCGATGCGCGAATACTCCAAGTGCGCCTCGGCGATGTCGATGTCCGTGTGCAACTCGAACCGGGCCCCTGGTTTGATCTCGAACACCGGATCGGGCCTTGCCGCTTCTTCCCGAATCACTTCCAGGTCTTCGTGCGCGCCCCGGTCCATGATGACGCGCCGGGCCGAGAGCGAGAACAGGGCCTTGCTCATCCGCCGGTTGAAGTCCTCCTGCGGGTCGCGCATCCCCCGGATCATCCCGTAGGGCGCGTTGTCGAGCCCGCGACGGTTGCCCCAGATAGGCGTGAACGGGAACTCGTTGTGCCGGTACGGGCTCATCACGTCCTGCAACAGCGTGCCGCGGACGAAAATCGCGCAACGCACGCGCATCGACACCCGCTCGATGACGCTGGCCGCCCGCTGCTGCATCAGCCACACGTGGTAATCGTCGTTCGGATCGAAAATCGTGCCGTGCAGACCGCTGCCTACGATCAGCGAGCACTTGCAGGGCATCCGATACCAAGCTTCGATCAGGCGCACCCGCGAGCGACGGTTGAAGCTGCTCGCCGTGGAATCAACGAACGTGCGGCGCCCAATCGCGGCCGATAGGCCATCCGGCTGGCGCGCGCTGAGATACTGGCCCATGTACCACAGATCGTTTTCTTGCCAATCGACCATGTCCGAGTAGGTCGAAGCGGCCCGAATGGCTTCCACCGTCTCCGGGAAGAGCAATTCGGCCACGTCGAGGTCAACGTGCTTCTGCCTGAACACGTACCGCCAGTCGGTGCCGTCAGTTTCGATGCCGTGTGAGTCGTACAACAGGTTTCGCCACGATTCGTGCCGGTCGAAGATCAATTCCTTGGTCGGATCGGCCCGCAGACCGCATTCCAGCCATCCCAGGCCAACTTTGACGGCATCAGCGAAAGCCCGCGACCGCGCGTACTGGCTTTTGTTGACGTCAGCGATGTATTTCAGAACCTTGGTCTTGTTCTCGGCCCCGTTGCGATCATTCGACGAGCGTGGGAACACCTTGAAATCGATCCGCGTGCGCTTTTCGGTCCCCGTCACCCACCGAATCGCGGGCGCGATCTTGTTGTAGACCAGCGGTGCCTGACCGCGGCTTATCAGCGCTTCGGCGTCGTCGTCCGAGATTTGCAGGTTGTCGTAGAAATCCTCGTCTATCGCCATCTGGTAGCGATTCGGCGCCTGCCGGATCTGCTCAACTTCCAGCCACTCCTCGAGCTGCCGCAGCCGCTTCTGCGCCGGCTCGCTTTCCAGCGCCGTCGACGTGCGCGTGTTGGCCGTACCGGCCATGATGTCGAGCGAGGCCGTGCGCGGGCCGGGGCCAGTATTCTCGATCAATGGAACACCAGGCTAACGTGCTTGTCGCGCACAGCGACCTCCGCCTTGTCTTCGGGCTTGGCCTCGATCGGCTCGGGCTGCATCGTCAGCAGCTCAATAAGCATGTCCTGGATGAACGAGGCGATGCGATAGGCCGAAAACTTCGAGCGGCCAAAGCCCATGACTTTGGCGAACTTGGTCGACTGCCGCACCAGGTAGTCGTCTTCCGTGTACTTGTACGCAGCCGAGAGCCCTATCACCACCGCACCATCGTTCCTGAGCGCCAAGGGGCTGCCGAGCGCGCCGAGCCGCCATAGGCACAGGCTTTCCTCGCCGTTGACGTACTGGAAGGACGCGACCATGTCCCCGCGCGTGATCTGCTTGCGCGCGTTCTTGCCGAATTCGATGCCCATTTATTTCACCGTGGCCCAGTCATGCATTTTATCTAGCTCGCGCGCATAAACGACGCGCGTTCTGGCGTAGCGCTTGGCGCCCCTGGCTCGCTCGCGGTCCTGCGCGCGATCACGGCTAAGCACAGGCGTTGTCATCAACAGCGCCGCCTTCTTCTCATCGCCATCGAACAAGGCGTCCGAGGCCAGCCGCGATTTATTGGCTACCAGATAGCGCACCGTTGCCTTTGAACTAAAGCCTTGCACGCGCGGCCAAAGCTTGTTGGTTTCCGCTTCGATCGAGGCAAATTGATCGTTGGTCAAACGCTCGCTTGGCCACGCTCCGGCCGCGATACGTAGCGCCCAACCAACGGTCTTGTTGCCCTGCCATCCCGCCAGCAGGATCGCGGTCCATTCGCGTTGCGTCAGCATTACTGGCTCCAGAAATGGAAAACCCAGCCGGAGCTGGGTTTCGATAGGGTTGCAGGGACGCGAATTGAACGCGCTATCTTCGGGTTATGAGCCCGACGACTTACCGGCCGTCTCCCCTGCTGCAAAATTGGGCCCCTTACGGGGGCGAGTCGCTACAGCCGCATCCGGCCGCTACGGATCACTCTGCCGAATCACTCCGTGCTTCGCCGGGCGGAGCAGAGTCACATTGTCCTCCAGTTTGGCTGGCGCTCGATCCGTTTCTTGTCTGACGGCTTCACGGTCGCAAAGCGCCGGCACATGAAGGCGTAGCGCGACGCCGAGATCGCGTCGTCGTCGATCTTGTTGATGATGCCGTCCTGCCGGTGGTACAGCCGCTTCTCGTCCATCCACGCGGTCAGGTGCCGAAAGACCTTCCACCGGCCGCTCTGCATCATTTCCAGCATCCCGGTAATCCCGGGCTCGACGTTGTTGGTACCGTCCTCGAACGTCGCCTTCTCCGGCAGCAGGTTCAGCCCTTGATCGCGGTACTGTTGGGCGAGCTGGATGCCGCTGCCCTTATCGTGCTGGAGGCCGTCGTGGGGCCAGGCAATCGGCAGCCAGGTGCCCCAAGCTTTAACCGTAGGGGCGAACATCAGCGGCGTGGCCTCGCGCATCTTGTGCACGCTAGTCACGTAGTAGGCGTCGTTATCGCGGTCAATGGCGAGCCGCGTCGCCGCGCTGGGGTGATCCCAACCGAAGTCGAGGCCAGCGATCTGCGCCCAGTGCCGCGGGATCTCGAACTGGTCACACGTGATCTGGTGATCGGACACCGGGAACACGGCCCCGGAACCCATGACGGGCACGCCGTAGGCTCGCGCCTCCCGCTCGTGCTCAGGGTAGCCGTCGATGATCCGCTCGCGATCCTCTTCGCTGTAATGCGCGGCCTCTGCGATCCCCATCTGGACCATCACGGTGCCGCGCACCTTCTCGACCATGAATCGCAACACCACCCCGGACATGCCTTTCAACGGCGTGAATGTCAGGAAGGTGATGCCGTGCGTCGTATTGGTCCGCGTCACGCCCTCGGAGTAGATCGCGTAGTCGGGCTCCTCGTCGAACCAGACCAGGTCTAGGGTTTCCGCCTGAAACTTTTCTCTACCTTGGTCGTAGGACTTGAAGCCGATGATAGACTCACCGCGCTGCACGTCGCCCCCGCCGCCGTGCCAGACGACGATGGTCTCAAGCGCGTCCTTCGCGCCATGCGCGCGCCGCTGGACCTCTTTCACCCTAGTAGCCGGGATCGCGCCGGTGCCCCACGCATTCGCACGGCCCATGAGGATCCGCTGCGGCCCGTCGCGCGTCAGCTCGCCGGAGACCCCGGCGACCCAGCCGACGATCGCCTTGTCGAAAACCTTGCCTTGCCACCAGTCTGGATATTCCCCAGTGGCGTGCATCGCATATTCCATGCCCCCTGCCAGCGTTTTGCCGAGCTGATTGCCGGCGGCAAACAGCCGCTCTCGGAATTCCGCTCCTAGTGCGTGGAAAAGCGCCTGCTTAGGGTAGGGCGCGTAGTCGTACAACCGGCCCTGCGCCAGCTTGCGCACGATCTTAATGCGTAGCGCGGCCTGGGCCTCGGGCGGCATTGTTTCGTACAGCAGGCGAACGGGCTGCATCTGACTCATCCATCAACTCGAGCAGTTCTTTGACCTGCGCGTGCGTCAGGGCATCGAGGGGGTCGCTGATGTTGCGCCGGGTCTCGATGAACATGCCCCGTTCCTTGCCCAACAGCTCGAGCGCGCGGTTGACGGCGGCCAAGTTGGCAGAGCGCACTTCGCCCGTTGGCGTCCCTTCCTTGTCGCAAATTGTCTCGTCGGACAGCCCGTTTTTGACCACTGTAATCAAGTTTGCCTCGATCCAGGCCTTGTCGACAATGGTCTGCTCGAGGGCGGCGGCGGCCCTCATGTCCACCGCTACCTGCGGCGTGGTTGCGACCGCGCTCTCGATGAGCAGTTTGTCGACCTTTTTCCGAACCAGGTGCTTGAGAGAGGCGATGCGCGCCTTCACGTGCGGCAGCTTGGCGAGGTCGGCGGCATCGTGGTGCACGCTGACGACGTCCCGCTGCCGGCCCACATCGTAGGCTGCTCGGTAGGCTCCAGACAACGACATCCCTTTGGCGAGACCCAGGCAGAACTCCTCCTGCTTTTCCGTGAGCTTGCGGAGCTTTGCCATTCAGCGCCCTAACACCGCGTTCGCCTTGGCGTCGATCGTCGCCTTCTGAGCGGCGGTCAGGTTGCCCCGCTTGCGCTGCTGCGTGGCCCGAGCTTTGGCGTTGGCAGCGTGAGCCCGATCTGGAAGCGGATACTTGCGCTCTGCCGACAGGCCAAACTCGACCGGCGGCAAGGTGCGCCGTATCCGTGCTGTCAGTTCGCCCATTGGCGTGCTCCAAGGTGGGGGCCGGCCCGCTTACCCTCGCCAAATGGAGGGGCCAAAGCACGGCGAGATGGCATAGAAACGAAAGCGGCCCACACGCAAGTGAGCCGCGCGCGGGGATAGTCTCCCACGTTATGAAAAAGGACTGTAGCAGCGTCATTCTGGAAAAGCAAGCGCTGCCGGGGGTCAGGCGGGGGGATTGATTAGCGCCCGGATCGCCTCGGCAATCTGCTCTGCGCTAAAGTGCTCGCGCATGATGTAGGCTTGCGCTTTGCTTTCAGCATCCCGCGCAGCCCCCGCAGCATCCCGCGCATCCCCCGCAGCAGCCTCCGCAGCCTCCGCAGCCCCCGCAGCCCCCGCAGCCCACGCAGCAGCCCACGCAGCAGCCCACGCAGCAGCCCGCGCAGCCCCCGCAGCCCACGCAGCAGCCTCCGCAGCAGCCACCGCAGCCCCTCTTTCATCGTCGTCGGCACCGCGCCGCGCACAGTCAATCGCCCACGCGCACGCGAGTTGCGATTCAGGCTCAACCAGGTGCCATACACGCTCGGCCATGTCGGACGCAGCCGCCAGCGAGTCCAATCCAAGCTCCCGCGTGAACCACGCCATCCAATCGCCGTTCTGGCACTCAGTCCATGCCTGCTCAAGTGTACGTTTACCTACCCATTCGACGGCCTCGGGGCAGGCGTCCATTTTGCGGAGTTGGTCAGCGAAGGTCATTTCTGCTCCTTGTCCAGCGCGGCTAGGGCGGCGTCGAGGATCGCAATGGCTTCATCCGTGTTCATCATCCGCGCAGCTTTGGATGCCTCGATCACCCGCAGCATTGCAAGGACGCGCTCGGGGGACCCACTTGTTGTTGATCTTGATGAGGTCTGCCCGCTCGGCCTCAAGGGCGGCGATGCGTTCAGCGGCGAGCCTTGAGTAGTATTCGACCGCGCGTGCCACCATCCCACGCCATGCTTGATGACGTTCGTTCAGGGTCGCTTCCACCCGCGCATTCTCATCGCGCAGTTGGACGAGCGCGGCGGCGGCGTCGTGAATGGCCTGCGAATAGTCCCGCTGCGAGGCAATCGTCCTGTCCGGCGGATTGAATCCTTGCAGCCGC